CTGGCACTGTTTCTGCTAGGTAACGTGTGATTTCTCTAAGTATACCAATCTGTTGCTGTATTGGTGTGCGATTGTGTTGCCATTCGCCTACCTGTATAAAGCTAGGCAATTCAAATATTTGTATTGCAGCTGGGTCACCACCTGTACCCAAACTTGGGTCTAATGCAACCATATATGTATTTGCTGGGCTTGGCTTTTTGTACCAACGTATCTGGCCCTGTCGTTCAATTGGGTCAATACCAGACATTTCAATTAGGTGGCCTGGGTTAATTAATGTTTCATCCCAGATAATAAATTCACAATCCATTTCACGACGGAAACGTTCGTCACCTAATTGACTACGCTGTTCTGCGGCCCATTTATCATCTCTATCCGGATGTTCGCGCCAGAAGCTACGGAATGATTTAAACCCATTAACTCCTAATTCAGTGGCATTGCCAAATTCGTCGATGCATTTGTTGGCTCCTTTCCATAAGGTAGCAAATTGGTCTTCATCTGAATTAGGTGTTGATGTGATAATACATTTACCACCTGTTGCTAGTGTAGGACTAATAGAAGTCCAGAATTCACGGCCAATGGTACTGCGCACAAACGCAAACTCATCGCAATATAATAATGAAATAGACATACCCCGGCCGGTATTTTCTGTTGTAGTCGATGAGTTGATTCTACTGCCGTTTTCAAAGTCTATACTACCTTTGTTGTAGCTTGTAGCACCAGCACGTATAAAGTCAGGACACAACTCGTATGCATAACGTATACGAGCCATAATTTCTTGTGAACCTGTGTATTTGTGTGCGGCAATTAGGATAGTACTATCTGGTACAAACATAGCGTACCATAGCAAGTAGCCGGCGGCAGATGTTGATTTGCCTGTTTGTCGCGGCATTAATGATATGCTAAAACGATAGTTGTGATATGTTTCAATTAAACGTTTTTGATAATCAAATGGTTGGTACAACATACGACCTTTAGTAGGATGCTGTATGTAAAAGTAATTACTCATAAAGTATTCTGGCCCAGTAATAGGGTCAGCACAACGAGCAAATTCTAAAATTTGTTCTTCGGTAAAGGTTTCTGTTTGGTGCGCACGTTTTACAAGTACGCCTTCAAGTGATTTAGCCATACTATTACTTATCTTGTGATGGAGTTGTATTAATATTGTGTGCTGTTATAAAATTAGACAGTGTCATTGGTTGATTTACATCTGTTACGCTTGTGATTGTATATGCTGGGTCGTTTACATCAAGTATCGCATCAGGTATCAAAGCCTCTGTGTAATCTTGTGCTCTAATGCGATATTGTTTGATCATTAGTTCTTTGGCTTGTTACGCTTTGCACCAGCATTGTGCGGAACTGAACTGTTTTTATGCACATCATCATCTTCTTTACTTTTATGATCTTTTTCAGTTTCTTCGTATTCGCTATCTACGGTTTTCATAGCAGATTTCATCATGCCGTGTTCTGCTTCTGTATATGGGCGAGCAAGGTTAAACTTCTCAACCCAACTTGATTGGTCCATTTCAACTGGTTTACCAGAACCATCTGACATTGCAGCTGCCATCATGACACGATTTAAATTGTAAGTACGATCGTACCCACCTTTGTCACGGAATTTCCACTCACCTGTATTTGAGTTTTTAGCATTATCGGGTATTGCACCAGCATGCCCTTCAGTGATTATTTCATTAATTTTCACTAGTGTCTACCTGTTAGTGTAGCTATTTGTTTACGCAATTGAGTTAATTCATTATCAAGTGTATCGAGTTTGTGACTGTTTGCATCAATTGCCATATCTTCGCTGTTATTTTCAATTTCTAATTGGTCAATATCTGCTTCTTCTGCATCATTTTCTGCACCAAGTGTTTTAATATCGGCCATACTATGTTTGTTTGATCTACGTACTAATGTAGCCAATGCACTAAGATCATCACCTTGTGCCTGCGGATATCTTGCTTTAGCAATAGTTAGCATATTTTGTGTTTCTGGGTCAACTTGACTACGTTCAGTCAGTTGCTCGATATATTCACGTAATGTTTTCATTTTAGTATTCGCCGTCTTCTTCATCGCTAGCATTGTCTACTAATGTTTCACGCATTGAATATACTGAACCCATTTGATGGCTATCACTAATCCATGCTTGTAACCATGGGCGAGTGTATGCTCTAACAACTCTACCTAACTGTTCAGAATGCTCAAGTTCTCTACAGATGTTACCAGCTTGTTCCAATGCTTCTTCGAGTTGATCTAATAACTCATTGAGATGATAGTTGTCATCTTCTTCGTTAAGTTGTAGATTAACTTCTTCTGGCGGTGCAGGAAGTTGTTCATCAGCTGGTACAGTAGGATTGTTGAAGTAATTACTACTTTCAACAATCATTGCATATTTTTTTAATAAGTCTGAACTCATTTCAACAGTCCTTTTAACATACCTGTGTATTTGTTCCAGCTTGTATCTTTTTTAGATTCAGCAACTGCCATTGGGTTGTCGCCTGGTTGTGTAATTTTATAAGCACGTTTAGCACCGTGTAAGTCATTACCGCTTGGAATAGCAGCACCGATACTAGCAGTTTGTTCACGTGGACTATTTACATATTCTGGGTCACGTTCTTCATCAACTTCAACTTCCATTGCGCCATCGCATGGTTCTTCACTTTGTGCAACTGCAATCATTGGCATCCCAGATAATTTACGGATTAAATTAAGTGCATCTTCTTCGCCACTTGCTGTAACGTTTACGTTAATATCTTCTTTAACTGTATATTTTTTACCAGCAACTTCAAAGTCTTTAATACCAGATGCTTTAGCGGCTGCTAATGCACCACTAAATTCATTGCCTTCTTCCATTTCTGTTTCATCTATCTCAAATCTATCAGCCATGCCGTGTAAACTATCGTGTGCCGCTATATTTACTAAATCGCCGTGTTCGTTATCTAATTGTTCTAACTCACGCTCTGATAGTGGTGTACCATCTGTAAATTCTGCGTATGTTATATAAGCATCAGAGAAATCTGGCATATCTTGCAGGTTAACCCCATCAACTTCGATACTATCAACATTTACATCTTGGCCGTTAATTGAAACTGCATTGTCTGCTTCAATTACAAGCGGTGGTAGCTCTGGTGGTGCAGGTGGAAAATTATCTGCAGCAGGGGCAATTGGTGGTACAGTATTAACGGCTGGTTTTGGCAATCCAGCAAGTTTAGAAATTTCATCTAACTCTTGTGTTGCTTTACCCAATTCTTCTTCGTCTAATTCTTTTTTATAGTGATTCCATGCATCTGGATTAGTATAGATTGGGTGATTGCGTACTGATGCGCTTTCTTTAACTAGTTTAGCTTTTGGAGCTTTGCTTAATTTAGCGGCTGAGTTTTTAACTGTATCGCCAAAAGCCAAACCTTCTTCTACTCGACCCGGAAGTGCCTTTTCATATATATCAACTACAGGTTTAGAAGCTGTTACATTTGCTCCACGTCCAGCTGTCTTACCTTTGCCCGCTTCACCTTTACCAGCAATATGACGACTTGCTGTTGAGATTGGGTTTTTAGCATTACCTGCTGGTAATTGTTTCACTTGGCCGCCTTTCTTTTTAAAGTCCGACATAGCACCATCGTATTCGTCTTGGCTATATTCATTTAATGATTCATCTAAAACTTCTTCTTCATCTTTATCTAAGATAGCAGTTTTTTTGCTTTTGAAGTCGTCTTCGTCATCTGATTTTTGTTTGCTTCCGCCGTATTTGTCACCTTTAACTTCACGTGATTTTTTACTGTCAGCTTTCTTATCGCCCCACCAGTCGCCGGCTTCTTTTTCTGCTTTCTTGTCGGCAATGTCATCGGCTTTGCTTTCTTTAAAAGTTTTATACTTTGCTTCTAAAGCCTTAACTGCTTCTGTGATACTACCACGTGCTTCCACGCTTTCGTATACTGTAGTAGGTTGTGTGTCTGGTGTCAAGGCGGCAGTATCGGTGATTCCTTTTAACTTGCCTAAGATGTTATAGATGTTATTGTTGCTCATTTTATTATTTTCCTTTAGATGGGCTTGGTAATTTAGTTGCTACTGAGCCCACTGGGCTTTTTGTTCCTTGTGGTAAATCATTTGTTGTTTTACCATCTGCTGATTCTTTACCAGCAATTTCAAACTTAACTTTGTTTAATTCTTTAAGAAAACTACCTTGACTATACGCTTTACTAGCTTCAGCTGCCGATGGGCAATCTGCTTCGTATGGTTTATCAAGTACTGCTTCACCTTTTTTGAATTCACGTATTTCGCTTTCACCTGTTGCGTTCCAACGCCATACTTCTTCTGGATGATTTTTAGGAACAACTACAATATTGCTAGGCGGAATTGCTCCACGTTCTGATACAATAGCACGTAATTGCGCATCGTTTACTGGATATTTAAGCACTGCATCCATTAAGTATAACTGGCAGTTAACCAAAGCCGGAAAATCAATATCATTGGCTTTAATTGGTAAACGTTTTGGTTTACTTAAACTTTCTAAGCCGTAAGCATCAAGTGCTGATTTTAATCTATCCAATGATTCCGCTGGATCGATGTTAGCAATCTTAATTACAAACTCGTATGTTTTTTGGCTTTCAGTTAAATGTTGCAAAAAATTCTTCATAGTTTTATATATCCTTACAGTTATTTATTCAAAATTGCTGTTTTAATCTGGCTTGCTTTTACCAAGTATCTGTGCTAATAGTGCATTTCTATCAAGTACTACGCCGCCATTGCCATCTATAGCACCAAGTATTTTGTCACCATCTGTTTTAGTCGCAGATTGATCTAACTTCATTTTCTTAAGTTGTAAATCAATTGTACGTATTTTTCTATCAATCTTAGCTTGCTTTGCTGTAATTGCGTGACCTAATAATGTGCCAGCTGTTTGCAGTATTGTTCCACTAAAACGTGCTTCAACGTTCATACCCAAGTCCATTAAGTCATTAAACTTTTCAGTTGCTAATTTAGCAAGTTCATCTAACTCATTGTCTGTAGTATCAAGGTCGTTAACGTGTGGCAGTGCGGCATCTATCTTATCAATGGTAAGATCCATTTCCACGAGCATAGCTCTGTTTTCTTCGATTGTTGTGTTTGCGTCTTCTACTGTGGGTTCTTCGGTAGGAGCAAGGTTAAATAATTCTTGTAGTTTTTGTGTCATAGTAAACTATTTAGTAGTTTAACGTTTAACGTTTTTAAAAATATCAAATTCCGATACTACTCTAAAACGCATACCGTGTGCTTTAGCCCATTGATCTGCCATTGCCCACTTAGCCATGTTGATTGCTACAGATAGTTTGTCGCGATAGCTTTTAGCCGCTTCCATTGTTGTTTCTTTACTAGGTTTGATTTCAATGAGTTCTGTGTGACGTTGCTGATTTGCATCTAAGTAGACTACAAGAAAGTCCGGAATATATACCGTGTTCTTGCCAGTTACTGGGTTGCGATACGGAATAGTAATTGCTTCACTTGCCCAGTTGATTATAGATGGGTTGTTATCGCAAAATGACATAAAGGTAAACTCCCAACTTGATCTGTATGTTGGTAAACGTTTACCAATATATTTCTCAGGATTAGTTATTTGATATTTGCCGTTTGCGTATTTTGCCATTATGGAAGTATAGCACGTGCTATATATTTGTTTAGTTGCGGACTATTACTAAGCCCAAGTAAACTAGTGTTTACTCTATTTAAATTTAATAATAATGTTAAATATGCATTGAGTTCGTTTTGTTCTTGTGTGTACGATACTACAAAATAATTATATAATACTGTATCTTTATTTAATACTACTCGATCTGCTTTATAGTTAACTACTGCCACTAATTTAGAATTGCCGCCAACTGTTGGTTGTAGTTGATAAAATATATTTTGTATCGGAAGGTAAAATAATTGTCCAAAATTATAATCATTCTTATTAAGAATTAATTCCTGATATGTAGTATATGTAGAATTAATTAATATACTATCTATTGGTTCTTTATGTTCAATTATGCCGCCTTTTTTAAGAGTACGTAATTCATCAATGAATGACATTATGTCGATTCCTTGACTTGTTGCAGTATACAAAACCGATGCCGCTAAAGTTCTCCCACTATCCTTATTCCCGGTGATAGATTGAAAAAATCCAATCAACGAATCATCAATATTCTGATTAACATTTATACCAGGATTAAAAAAATTATTAAAATATTGTGTGGTGTTATCATTTACGTTGATACTAGGAGGTAAATTTCCATTTATTGTCATATAGGTCCTTTATATGATTGTACGAGAGTTAGTACTTGGTACTTGATTGCTTTGTGAATTCATATTATTGAATATCCCTGTTGTTGGTTTAATAAGGCCCGGTATTGAATTTGCAGCTTTTGATAACCCATCAGCAATAGCACCTTGTGTAGGAACAAAAACTGTACTTTGTGTATTTTGTCCTCTAAGTATATTCATTGCAGTTTGTTTAAGTTCAGCTGATGCGGCTGATTTTAAATTCATGTTTTTAGCATTATTACCAACTCGTAATGCTGTTAATGCTGCGGCACCAAAGTTACCGCTTTGTAAATTAGTTAGGACATCGCCTGCGCCTTCTATTAGCCCACCCGGTCCCATTATACTCTGAGTACCACCACCTGCGGCAGTTAATGGACTTGGTACATTATCATAATGAGTACGTTGAAAGCCCATTACCTTACCTTGGTTAACTGACCCACTATCATATTGTACTGCTTCGTAATTTATAGTCATCGAATGTTCAAGAGTATTGTATTCCCCTTGGGTGTGCTGTCCGTGTGCAAAGTTAATGATAGTTGGGCGTATCAACGTATAACTACTAAAGCGTTTCTGATGTAGACTATAAATTCGAATTGCATTAATATAATTCGGAGTGTTACCAGCTTCGGTTGAGTTTTTTGGACTGTAACCCCAAGATTCAGATGCTCGTTTTTGATATTTGTGCATCATATTAAATTGTTGTTCTGTTTGATCTGCATCTCTAAAATAATATTTGTAATAATTCTGCCAGAAGCCGCGAACAACATCGGCACTATCATCATGAAATGTTAATGTCAACGGATCATAGTTAATACGTTCTTGAACTATGTTTTTTCTATTATATGCATTTAAAATTTTGTTTTGAATTGTAAACTTAGGTAGCGAAGCAGTTTTTGCCATTAGCCCAATTTCAGTTGGGTCGCCTTGTGCTACAGTTGAATTAACATCAATGAATACATGAAATAGTGCACCGGACTTCGGTCCGAGTCTATATAAACTATCAACAAAGGTTCGTGCGGCATGTTGCTGATCACGTAAATCAGGTCCTGTTGCTAGATCTGTAAAGAATTGGTTAATAAAGCCAGCCATATATGCTATCCATTTATATTATTTATCGCCAAAAAAAAGCCCGGAAATTACCGAGCTTTTAAGTTGTTTCATTTACTAGCTATTAACCAGTAATTGCGCCTACACCACCTGTTGATTTAACAAATGCTTGGCCTACTGCTGTGCCAACACCTGTACCAGTCGGAGTTTGTAATGCATTATCATAACGGATAGTTAAGCTAATAGTCATCGGATCATTTGATGAATAATCTGCGTTACCATAATCGACTGATGTTAAGAAGCAACCATACATTTCCCATGTTTCTAATGTAGTTGGCTCGCTTGCACCATTCCCGCCATCTAATACTTCGAAGCGTGTAAGGAATTTATAATCAATACCGGTAGCTGCACTAGATTGTTCCATAAAGTCAAATTGTTTTTGTAATTGCTCACCAACACGTTTACTAGTCTCTCCACCTGCATCATCACGTAGTTGACAATTAACTGTTTCCCACGTTGGTTTGCCTGCATAATATACACGACTGTTGTAAATTGGTATTTCAATCGGGTCAAATGTTAAAGTCGGACGTTTAAAATCCATAACTTGTTTAGTTAACTCAGTTGATGGTTGGCTAACACCAAAATTTTCAAAAGTTACACGGAAGCGGAACTTTAATTTCGGCATCAATAGACCTTGTGCAGATGCACTTTGGTTTGTTGATAATGGTACTGTAAATTTATTTAATGATGATGTTGCCATCTTATTATTCCTTTTATATATTTATCTTTTTATACACGAGTTAATGGTAGGGGTTAACTACCATTAACAGAGTATATTAAAGTCCTGCTGCGATTCCGCCTGTACCTTTTAATCTTACTGGAATGTAAATAAATTCAATTGCTTTAACTGGCTCAATTGCAATATCAATGTACAATTCGTTACGATCAATACGATCTGGTGTGTTGTTTGAAGTATCACAAACTACCAAGTAATCGTAGATACCACGTTTAGCAACAATATCATTCAATACCGCTTCAAATGCACCTTTAACTTGATTACGTGTAATTGTGTCATTTGGTTCAAATATGAACGGACGAGCAACTTTATCAAGTACTAATCGTAAGTAACATACTAGGCGTGAAACATTAACTCGGTCCATTGCACTAGTCATCGAAGCACGAGTTTTTTGGCCATATGCAACTAAACCAACTCCTGGCAATACTGTTAATGGGTTAACACGATTTGTATATAATACATCACGTAAACCTACAGTAACACCAATGCTCTTAAATGTACTACCATCAGCTAAATCAACATAACCAATTGAACTTACATTGTCAAGTACACCGCGACGTACACCAGCTGGTGCAAACCATGGATAACTTTGATTGTCACTACGTATATATGTACGTAACATTGCATGTGAAGCTGGAACAACTACGCTATTACCATCTAAGTTTGTAGCATAACCACTTGGGTAGTAAACACCCAAATATTCACTTGTACTTACAAGACCATCTGTACCATTATCAATTGCAAAATTAGCATTACTTGCCCATGTTGTAATTGCAGTTGAACTTGAATTTAATGTTAGTGGACTATCACCGATAATAAATGCAGTTGATTTGCGATCGTTGTTTAAAGTAATCATGTTTTGAATTAATTCTGGATAACCAGGACAAACGATTAAGTTAAACTCAACTTGTTCTTCACGTAAGTTTACGCTAGTTTCAATTGCAGATTTAAGTGCCTCAACTACAGTATTACGTTGTGCTTTGTGTCCAAAGTATGGTACACCAGTTCCAGAATTAATTCCGCTATGGCTTATCCATGCTGCAGGAGTAAAATTTTGGCCGATGCCGTTTATGTCAGTTAAGTAATTTGATTCAAATCGTTTTACATTGTATCCACTACGACGTGTGTTAAACAATAATGTCCCACGTGCATATAGTCTGTAATCCGGTGCATCTGAGTCTAAGAAACTAACAAGTGCCATATCTGCAATACTCGGTAATGAGTCAACTATTGGATCAACTGCGGCATTTGCCCATCGTGCATCGGCAAATACTACACCATCAGTACTAACTTGATCTGTATTATCTAATAATTCCCATGTAGCACCTGTGTAACGACGAATCAATGGATAATTTTCTAAATCACTTGTATCAATCCACAAATCACCTGCTACTACCGCAGTTGTTCCATTGCTTTGTGTAGTTGGTTGACTAGCAGATAATATTGGTCCATTAACATCAGTTGCTACTAAATTGTAACCACGTGCATCATTGCTAACAGTTCTATAACCTTTCCAGTTAGTACCATCATTGATCATAATATCTACATCAAGTGGATTATTATAATACCACAATGTGCCATCAGCTGGATTGCTATAAGGTGCAGTATCTGAGAAAGTAAATACTAACGGAGCCCACGGACTAGCTAACCATTTAGTTGACGAAACATAGTATACATTTGTTGGGCAAGTTGCCTGGCTTGAGCCAACTAGACCTAATGTAGTTAACGGACTGCCAGTTAATGCTGTAAATTCAATTACACCACCAGCTAAATGACTAATGCTAACGGCGCCACTGGATTCAACAGTAGCTACAATGTTTGGTATATTTTTAGATAAAATGTCTGCTACAAATGATGATGCTGTTGTACCTGACAATTCAACTGTAACAGGAGTTTTAGCATCAGAGCCCGGAATAGATACCGCTAGGCTAAATGTATTATGTGCAGTTAATGCAGGAGGATTTGATATACCTGTTATTTTTACTAAACCAGCAACTTGTTTTTCGTATGCTGTAAATGTAGCTGTATTATTTCCTGCTGTGTCATATTTAACGTACAATGTTCCTGCAGCAATGCCTGCACCACCACCTGTTGAATCTAAACCATAGATTGCAGTAAAATCATTATTATATAATGGTGCAGCTACTTGACTAAAGCCGACAGCTGTAGAACTGTAGCGTTTAAATGCCCATGATGCGCCATTGCCTGTTGCTGTTGTTTTAATCCATACACTACCACTTGGGCGTGTATTCGGTGCATCACTTACTCTCCATGCTGGAACATTACGATAATCACTAAATTGTACTGTTGGAGCTAATAGAGTACGTGTTATTTCTACTCCTGCCCATAATCCCAGGATTGCAGCAAGATCAGGAGATCCTGCATCAATTTTAAGTTTACCGTCTACTGTAGAACCATTACTTTTTGCTAATCCGTTAACACGTAATTCAATGTGTCCAGCAACATTAACTGTTGCTACTACACCAGGAATTGCGGCAGAATTAATTTGAGTTGCAACATCATCAATAAGAAGACCCGAACCGCCTAGTGTTACTGTTATCGAATTGATAGTTAATTGTTGTCCAGCTGATACAGACGGATTCGCTTCGCTACCAACAATTGCAGGATGAGCAAGCATCCATTCATCACTACCAACCAATGTCCAAACATTGTCATAACGTTTGAAATATACAGGACTCGACGGATTAGCTGAGTTAACTGCATATTGCCCGATAGCACCAAACGAACTAATTGGTGCACCAGAATTTACGCCGCCTACCAAGTATGCTGTGCTAGTAATCGATGCTGTACTTTGTCTAGTAAAACTAGCACCGTTAACAAACTCGTGTAATCCTAAGTTAGTATATGTTTGATCAAGCCAGTAAATACCATCTGATGGTGTTCCTGTTGGGCGAATGCTTGTACCTATAAGTTGATTCAAATCAACATCGGCACGTTGTACATAAACTCTATTAGCTACGCCTAATGCGCTGTACGCTGCAAGTAAACCGTATTCATTTAATTCATGTGCATGGATTGGATTGCCTTGTGCATCTTGTTGGAATACTGGATAACCAAATGTGCTAATTAATTCACGTTGGCTAGTAATAGTAAGTAATTTATCAGCATTTGCAGCTGTTGTTCCAAGTGCAGTAGTACTGCTCGGAGTTAATTTATCTTGTGCTGTTGCAAGAAGAATGTAAGGTATAGTTCCAGCGGCAGTCGGAGTGTATTGACTTTCGTCTATTACGCTAACTGATACGCCTGGTGATAGTAATGCGGCCATAGTATAGTATCCTTTTATTATAATACTTTAAAATATTTATCAGTATTAGCAAAATATAGGCTTTTAAGGAGCCTTTGGCAAAGGTTTGTGTGCTGCGGCATGCTAAATACAGTATGGAACACCGTCCTTTATGTCAAAGTTGTACTAGAAACCTTGCCGCTGTTAATTATAAGCGGAATGGAGTTACTCATTATCGGACTCGCTGTAGTGGATGTATCAGAAAAAATAGAAAACTGACACCGCAAAAACCAACTTGGGTACTTGCTGGATATAAGAAAAAGCCACACTGTGAGAAATGTGGCTTTAAGGCAAAGTATAAAGAACAACTTAGTGTATACTATGTCGATGGTAACTTAAAAAATAATGCATTACTTAATTTACGAACAGTATGCGCTAATTGTCAAATTGCTATTGTTAAAGAAGGGCTAGGCTGGACTCAAGGCGATCTCGTTCCGGATTTCTGATATAATTAACGCTTCGGTGTTAGCATATAAGTCATCTATAGTACCATCATTGGTAACAGTAACATCAAACTTAGTACCAATCCACGCATACTCACTTGGATGTATGCCTAGCTTTTCTAACTCGCCTTTACCTAATGCCCAGCCAATACGTTTCATACCAGCATTAACATCTTTAGCAGAATTGTACCATACAGGTTCAGTGCCACGTTTAACACGTACTGTTTTGCCGCCCATATTCTTAATCATTTTGAGTTCATTTGGAAAGCGGCAATCTGAGATTACAATGTCTTCATTTGTTTTACGTAATTTGTTTTCGAGACTTGCTATCCATATATCAGTGTGAAATCCATGTCGACATACTTCTGTGCCCCAGTTTTGCAATACCCAACGTGGAGTTAGTTTTGGCATCTTTAAGCGTTTAGCCCACCATGGGTCTACTTTTTCGCGCCAAGCTCTGCCTTCTGCGCTTCGCCCTTCTAGTAATTCTCTATCCCACCCAAAGACTGTAGCAACTGCATCTTTAAGTGTGCCAGCAAAGCTCTCTCGCTTAAAGCCGTGTTCTGCTACTAAGTAATCTGCGATTGTGTCTTTACCTGAACCGATGAAGCCTGTCACTGATATAATCATACTATTCCTTTCGTATATAGTATATTATACTTTTATTTCAGACAGGTGTCAATTATTGATTTAGCCGGTCACCCACGTAAGCGGAGACCCGCCGTCGGCATAAGTTGATATTTCAGCATCAAGTTTATCTAGCAATGCCTGTCCTTCTGCTTTAAGTGCTGCACCATTTAAACTGCCACCGCCTTGTGGACCAGCAATAGTAGCAAATTTCTCACGTGCTTGACCTATACTCATCATCACCAATGCATAAGCATAGTCTTGTATCCACGGATATACCTGCGGATCGTTTAACAACATATTATCAGGTTTAACATTGTATACCCATAACGCAACACTTTCTACCGCAGTAGAGTTTGGTCCTTGCCAAGGTTGTTTGCGCAATACTGTTAATTTTTTAGTTGCTTTGTTGAACGTAAAGTTCATGTAGCCACCAAACATAGTCATTGCTAGCTCTTGGTATTGTGTAAACAATTCGTAGTTAGCAAGTCCACCTACTCGTCCTGCCACTAACATATAAGTGTTTAAATATCCACTTGCAAATGGTTCAAATTGGCTGGCTGTTGTGCCTGTTACACTACCGATACCACGACGAAATATTTTTCTAACATCCATAATCTCACGTGGTAATATGTATTCTTGTGTTTCTGGTTGTAAATCTAAGAACGCATAGCTTTCTTCTACTGCGTTTGAACTGCGTTGACGATAACGTACAAATGCTTGTTTAATGCCCATGTCGTAATGTTCTTTGTCTGCTTCGACATCAACAATCTGATCACCCAAACGTAAACGAATATAATCAACAATGTCATTACGTTGCTGTGCTTCTGGTAGCAATAGTGATGCATCAAATGCAATATGCCCAGCACCTGTACCAGTAACTGGATTATATAAACTGTCTGTAGTTAGACTAAGGTTGGGTGTTAACCCTGTAGTTGCTGTTGCCATATGAAATCGTCCTGTTTCGTATATTTAGCACTTACAGGACGACTTTGGTTTGATAATTGTAAATTTAAGCAACCTTTAATAATACCTGATTAGCGTTTATTCTACCATTTGCTTTAATTTCAACTGCTTTGATATCTTTAATAAATGTGCGCAACGCTACTTTATTCGCAGATAAAAATTCTTTGAGCTGTATATCTGGTTTTCTTAATGTTTTGCCTGTTGATTTACTTTCATCATACCCGATGATTGATGTTCCTTTAACTCCTAATGCGCCGCCTTGATCTTCGGCAATATATACATATAATTTGCGTGTTTTTGTATCATATACCCAGAGAGTTTGAGCCCCGACTATGTCAACTGGATTAACAGATACTAAGCGTAAAGTCTTTTCTTCTTTAAGATATTTTAGTTTAGCAACTAACTTCTCTTTAGCAGGTGGCTTACGTACTGTTACTTTCTTAGTTGCTTTCTTAACTTGACCGTAGCTAGTTAAGTCTGCAATTAGTTTTGTGTAAAATGCATCAAAGCGTTTATAGTCTGCCGCTTTGTAATGCGCATAGCCTTCATTCAGTTGCTCATCTTTACCAGCACGTGCTTCGTTCATTTCGTCTTGATGTTTTTCAAATACTGCCGCAATTCTACTTAACATACCTTGTGGGACGTTTTTACCTGTTAAGTAATCGTATGCTTTTGGGTCTACTGTTTTGCCTTCAATAAGTGCATCTTCAAGTTCTTCAAAGTGCAAGATGTGTGTTTTAAGTATTTCGTTAAGTCGATCTTGAATTGTTACTTTAACTACAACTGGTGCTGTTGGGTCAACAACTTCTACTTCATCAACTAAGTTATCAACTACTTTCTTAATCGAACTAACTAGATATGCAACGTGTTTTTCATGCAGTGGCATGCCCTGTTTATGTGCTTTAGCTAATGCGCAAGGTGTAAGTGGTAGTAAGCTATCAGATGCTTTAGCAAATTTATCAATGGTAGCTTTATCAAATTTATGTGCTACATCAGCTTGCTGACGTGCCCATTCAACTAAGTACTTCTTAAGTTCTTTGGTTGTGTAGAAATAATTGTAATAACGTAAACTAATACGCATGTGATGGTCAAATTCTTCATCTGTAAACTCTAACGCACGTACCGGATCCCATACTGGCTCCGAACCAACACTCTTCTCATCTGCGAAGATTGGGTCACGTGTTACTTTAGCTTTTTTCTTCATACCATCAATTTTAATAGCCATTTGTTCTTCCTTGTTAACAGTTTATATATAGCATTATACAGCCATTTTCTTCATTTGTCAAGCTCAACCTGCCAATAATACTGCAAAAGTTAAGTTGCGTTCATAATCGGCAATATATTCATTTATCTTATCTAAAAGTTCTTTATGTTTTCTTGTTTGCTTTTGTTGCCGTCTGCACTCTATCTCTTCAATACTTAGTGCTTTAATCATGCCGCCTATATTATCACTCATTTGGCGTAGCTCGCCGCCAAACTTCTTAATTTTGTGTACAGGTGCTTCCAACGCAGTCTGCATAGCGGGCCAATCCAAACTTGTTTGTAATTCACTCATAAGGCTAGTATAACATCTATTTGTTGCTATGTCAATCTAAGCTAAATATTAGATATACAGGACTACGCAATGCCAAGTGAGTTTTTAATTAACAAATATAGCAAATGGTATTTTAATATCATAGAATCTGCACGTGTGCAAGAAACAGCAGAGTATACAGAAAAACATCATATTATTCCTAAATCACTTGGCGGTAGTAATACAAAAGATAATTTAGTTAAACTTACAGCACGGCAACATTTTATTTGTCATTGGTTACTTACTAAAATGGTAATTACTACTAAACACCAATATCAAATGTGGAATGCATTTAGCTGTATGCTGTATCGCGCACGACCAGGGCAACAACGACATAAAATATCCAGTCATATTTTTGCAATTATTAAATCCGAAGGTTCAAAAATTAAAAGTTTAACTTTTTCAGGTGAAAATAATCCTATGTACGGAATGAAAGGAATATTAAATCCAAATTTTGGAAAAAAACAATCACCAGAACATATAGAAAAATTACGCCAATCTAGAATAGGTAAAATACGTACCGATGATGCTAAGAGAAAACAAGGTGACACAACTCGCGGTCGTAAACAATCACCAGAACATATAGCCAACAGGGTTGCTAAACAAATAGCAACGGTAAAAGCAAATAAATTAGCTAAACTATTAGCCACCGGAGTAATATAATGCCTCGTCTTTCGATGTACCGCCCTAATAAGGGTAATGATTATAAATTCTTCGACCGTCGAATCAGTGAGATGTTTACTGTTGGCGGCGTTGATATTAATATTCATAAGTATCTCGGTCCTCTTGAGCAAGGTACAAGTATCACTACATCCGCGGCGCAAACTGCACCAGGAACAGAATTAGTATTTGCAAACACATCAGCAATAACAAGAGGTATGTTTGTTGCTGGTACTAATATTCCAGCTAATACTACTGTTATTGCAAAAACAAGCACAACCGTTACGCTATCGGCAAGCACTACTGCTATTGTTGGGTCAGGGGCCACTGTTTCTGTCTATACTGATGCAACACAGCCGAGTTATGCTAACGAAAGTGTGAAAAATATACAAGACCTATTATTCCTAGAGAATAGAGATCGTAAGTATGATACTAGTGTTTATACTTTACGCAGTGTGTATCGTATGAATGACAACGATTTTGATTTAAGTCAGTTTGGGTTGTTCTTAACTGGTGATACTATGTTTATGGTTTTTCACTTAAACGACATGGTCGAGAACTTAGGTCGTAAGATTATGGTAGGCGATGTAATGGAACTACCACACTTAAAAGACTTTTATCCGTTAGACGATGATTTACCCAGTGCGCTAAAACGTTATTACGTTGTGCAAGATGCTACACGTGCGGCAGAAGGATTTAGTCAGACTTGGTATCCACACCTGTGGCGAGTTAAAGTTGCTCCATTGGTAGATAGTCAAGAATATAAAGACATTACACAAAATATCAGTAGTGGTGATGCTAACAATACGCCAATCGGTGATTTGTTAAGTACTTACAACAAATACACCGCAGTTAACGATGCTATTATTGCACGTGCTGAAGCCGAAGTTCCGATGAGTGGATACGATACTAGTACCATTTATACATTACCTGTAGATACAAACAATTTACCAAATGTAGCAGTTACTTCTACTGCTAAGGTCGAAGGATACTTAACAAGCACAGGATTGCCGCCAAATGGATTACCAGTTAGTGCAGGTATTGCATTTCCTGCGGCGCCGACAGTCGGTGATTACTATTTACGTTTAGACTATGTTCCAAATAGATTGTTCCGCTACGATGCTAAACGTTGGATTAAAATTGAGGATGCAGTGCGTACAAACTTAACTCCTGGAATAGATAATACCACTCAACGTAGTGGGTTTGTTAATAATATAAACGCTACATATAGTGGTAGTTTAGGCTGGGACGCAATACGTGTTGCTACTCCTTATACTCCGGCTGCTAATGTAACTACAATATCATTTAATATGTCAACTAAGACAGTTGTAACGAAAATTGCGTATGTTAGCACACATGGCGTAAAAACTACACTAAATGGCACACATATTACCAATACAGTAGCAAATACTGCCGGAAATGTGTCATTTACGCTCACAAATACACTATCTAGTAACGACATGTTAGAATACACGGTTTACAGTAAAGTAACACCGGAACGTCAGGGTTTATCTGACATACTTTCACCTTTGGCGGATAATTAATGAGCAGTCAATTCTTTTACGATGCACAAATCGAACGTTTTGTAATACAATTCATTAGAATAATGAGTGGGTACGAAGTTGAGTTCGGGCAAGATCGCACAGGCAACAAAACTCTACAACGTGTGCCAATTTACTATGCAGATAGTAGTAAACAGGTTGCAGCTATTTTAGCAAATAATAGTGAGAACACTATGCAAACTGTTCCAGCAATGGCTACATACATTAGTGGGCTAACATACGATAGAGATCGTATGCAAAATCCAACGTATGTTAATAAATTGAATATACGTCAACGTAAATATGATGCCGATACAGATACTTACGAGCAAACACAAGGTAATGCATTTACAGTTGAGCGCATAATGCCTGTTCCTTATACATTAGAATTGAAGTTAGATATCTGGACTAGCAACACAAAACAAAAATTACAATTAGTTGAACAGATATTACCATTGTTTAACCCAGGATTAGAAATACAAAGTACCGATAATTATATCGACTGGACAAGTTTAAGTGTCGTTTATTTAGATAGTCCAAACTGGTCTAGCCGATCAATACCAGTTGGTACAGAAAACCCAATTGATGTTGCTACGTTAACATTTAAAATGCCAATTTGGATTAGTCCGCCGGCTAAAGTTAAGAAACTCGGTGTTATCCAAAAAATTATTGCAAGCATACATGATGCGCAAGGTGATTTGAATTCTGCCGCTTATACCGAAGCCAATTTAATGGGCACACGTATGTATTATACTCCTATGGATTATGGTGTATTACTAATTGGCAATACTCTTACATTGCTTAAAATACAAGATATAGAAACATTAAGAGAGCCCACATTAACTACACCAACTAAAATTGGTACCCGTGATAGTTGGCATAATTTAGTTAATGTATACGGTGAGTTAGTCGATGGTATTAGCCAAATTAGATTAATGTCGAGCGACGAAGTTACTGAGATTGTTGGTACAGTTAGCTACCACCCAACTGATGATAGTATGTTAATATTCAATGCAGATATTGATACATATCCTGCAAATTCACTTAATCCAATTGATGCTATTATTGACCCACGTAAGAATACTGCTGTAGCATTAGCACAAGGTGCAGTTAACGGTACACGTTATCTTATATTAAATGCAATCGGTAGCAGTGCAAATAGTGCGCTAGATGGCCCGGGTGCGTGGCGCGGTTCAGATAATGCAGATTTAATAGCAGGTGCAAACGATATTATCGAATTTAATGGCACACATTGGACTATAGTGTTTGACAGTTCAGCAGCAACTGTGTTACAATATGTAAGTAATCTCAATACTGGAACGCAATACAAATGGAATCTCAATCAGTGGGTGAAAAGCTTCGAGGGCGAGTACAAAAACGGTCTGTGGACTCTAGTGCTATAGAAGGGGTTGGCACGTTCATTTATTGTGTAACTACACATCGATATCTTTTTCTATTACGTAATTCAAGCAAGTATGCAGGCACTTGGGGACTAGCAGGTGGTAAGATTGATGCGGGTGAACAGTTACTTGAAACATTACATCGTGAGCTTACAGAAGAGCTTGGCGTAGATTTTTCAACTGCTAAAGTAATACCCATTGAAAAATTTACTAGCGATAAAAACAATTTCTCATATCATACATTTTTATTACCAGTTAAAGAAGAATTTGTTCCTGACTTAAATCACGAGCATAGAGGATATTGTTGGGTCGAATTAGGCGACTATCCTAAACCATTACATCCTGGAGTTTGGCGCACTATTAATTTTAAAGAAGTTGTTGCAAAAATTAAAACATTAGAATCAATCCTATAGCCAATAAAAAAGCACCTTACGGTGCTTTTTTAATATTACCTAGTGCTTATTACAAATCTACTTCTAATACAAACTCTCTAATAGATATTTGTCTAAAATTAACACAACTTAACCATGAAGCTGGAATTGTGTCATTACCAAACTCTGTTACTTGAATAAATTCAGTATCATCGTATGTAGCAAATAAACTTGCCAATGCTGCGTCCCATTTCTTAGCATCTACAGTAGAGTTAATTGGTTGATAACCAGGCGTACCTGCGTACACATTATGATTATAACCTTCTGTATTATTACCATCGAATCCAATTAGATAAACTTTTTTATGTCCATCAAACGCAGCAATATATGCAGCCGCTGTTCCGGCATCTGCATATGGATTATGCGGTATCAAGTAAAATTTACCTGGATATTCTAAAGCATGTACAGCATCAGTGTATACAATATTATCTGTTGTATACCCTGTATTTGCAATTTCCTTAACAACATCATTGCCAGTTGCAACTAAAAAGTCAGGAGTAAAATCTCTAAAAAGAGCATTACATCCGTAGCTTTGAAGAGCTCTAGCACCTAGCAAACCGCCTCGGTGATTTTTGATAGCAGCTAAGTTAATACCTAAGCGACCAGGACCGTTACCGATCACAACCGCTTGGTTAGATATTTGGTTGTTAGTGACGGCGTTTGGCACCGTTTCAGTTGTATCATGCCAAACGCCGTCGGTGTAGCTTCTCTCAACTACAATATCTTCACCGGTGTAACTACTTCTATATATTTTACTAAGTTTAATCATAATTTACACCTTGATATATGATGATTGTAATTTAACCGCATTACCTATTGCAACACCTGTGTAACTTAATTCAACATTTGCACCATTAACTGCTACAGATACAGAACCTAAACTTGCTGATCCAGTATACATAGTACCAAACTGTGTACGTTGCGCTGTTGTACCGTTGTGTAATACCAACACTTCAGTAGTTTCATACTCACCTGTACCGCTGTTTGATATAGTTACAATGTATTTTGCAGAGCGATAAGTTGCTTTAGCAAAACTATCAATAACTGTAGCACTAGTACCAACTGTAACTGCTGTTTGATCGTAAGCAATTTTAGTACCGTTTGTGTATGTTACTGAACTTGCATTAACTGTTACGTGGTCACTTGATGAATCACCAATGTTAATATTACCGGCAGTGTCACCTAATACAGTTAAGCTACCTTTAATAACAACATCATTTTCAAACGTTGTTGTACCAGTTTCGGCACTTGTGCTAATACGTAAAGTTTGCGCACCTGTACCAGCATATACATTAGCAAACGCATCTGCTGTTTTAACTTGTACATAACCGTTACCATTTGACAATGTTGATACTGATGCTGTTGTAATTAATACACGTGCATCAATCAAATCACCAACTGATGGAGCTTCAGTAAATGTTAATGTTACTCCAGTTACACTGTAAGCAAGAGTCGGTAATTGCATGACACCGTTGATTGCTACCATTGTTCCTGCTGTTGTACTTTCAGTTGACATTTCAAATACTGTAGTTGTACCATCACCAATAAACGAATTACTTGTAATAATAGTGAATGAACTACCTGTTTGTTGCCATGATGTACCGTTGTAGAACTCTAAGTTATTTGATGTAGTACTGAAACGTGCCATACCAGCTAAGTCAGTTGATCCACTGTTACTTGGACGTTGTGCAATATCACCAACCGGTAACATGATTGTATTAGTGCTATTAAATTTAGCAATAACACCAGCAACTCCAGCAGTTGCACTTCCACCAATTACTAAACTGTTCATTGAAGAATCAGCTAATATTAAGCTAGTTGCATCTTGTCCCATAACAACAAAGTCATTTGCTGTTTGGTTACTATTAACAGTAACACCATTTGCAACATCAAGACTGCTAGTTAAACTAGTTGCACCCGATACTGTTAATGTACTTGCTAATGTAACTCCACCAGTAACTGCTAAAGTACCACCAATAGTTGACTCGCCTGTAGCAAAGAAGTTTTGCAATGAAGCATCACCAGATGTAGTAAAGTTTGCTGCAACAACGTTGCCACTAAATGTAGCTGTTGAACCAGTAACTGCACCAGTAACTGCTAAGGTACCGCTTGCTGTAACGTTAGTTGCACTAACTGCCGCTAATGTAGTTGCACCAGTAACACCTAAAGTACCACTTGCTGTAACATTAGTTGCACTAACCGCATGTAATGTAGAAGCACCAGTAACTGCTAAAGTACCGCCAACTGTTGCATTGTTAACAATAGAAGCACTAGCTAAAGTAGAAGCACCTGCTGTTAAACCTGCTAAAGTAGTTGCACCAGTAACACCTAATGTACCACCAACTGTTTCATTACCTGTAACTGCTAAATCAGCACTTAAAGTTGCATTACCAGCTGCGCTTAATGTTCCTAAAGCAGATACGTTAGTTGCTGTTAAAGCAGCCATTGTAGTAGCACCAGTAACACCTAACGTACCACCAACTGTTGTATTGTGTGTAATACTTGCCGAAGCTAAAGTAGAAGCACCAGTAACTGCTAAAGTACCACCAACAGTTTCATTACCTGTAACTGCTAAAGTACCACTTGCTGTAACATTACCTGTAACTGCCAATGTACCACCAACAGTAGCGTTATTAGTAACACTTGCTGAAGCTAAAGTAGAAGCACCTGCACTTAATGTACCACTTGCTGCAACGTTAGTTGCACTAATTGCTGCCATTGTAGCTGCACCAGTAACACCTAAAGTACCGCTTGCTGTAACGTTAGTTGCATTAACTGCTGCCATCGTAGCTGTACCAGTAACTGCTAAAGTACCACCAACTGTTTCATTACCAGTAACTGCTAAAGTACCACTTGCTGTAACATCAGTTGCACTAACTGCCGCTAATGTAGTTGCCCCAGTAACATCTAAAGTACCACTTGCTGTAACGTTAGTTGCTGATAATGCCGCTGTTGTAGTTGCACCTGCTGTTAAACCAGCCATTGTAGTTGCACCAGTAACATCTAAAGTACCACTTGCTGTAACGTTAGTTGCTGATAATGCCGCTGTTGTAGTTGCACCAGTAACATCTAAAGTACCACCAACAGTTTCATTACCTGTAACTGCTAAAGTACCACTTGCTGTAACATCAGTTGCCGATAAAGCAGCCATTGTAGTTGCACCAGTAACACCTAACGTACCACTTGCTGTAACGTTTGTTGCTCCAAGAGTAGTTGTTGTAGTTGCACCTGCTGTTAACCCAGCCAATGTAGTTGCACCAGTAACACCTAAAGTACCACCAACAGTAGCGTTATTTGTAACACTAGCACTTGCTAAAGTAGAAGCACCTGCACTTAATGTTGAAGCCAATGTAGTTGCACCAGTAACTGCTAAAGTACCACTTAATGCCGCTGTTGTAGCAACAACACCTTTATTAAAGTTAAATGTATCTGTTGTACTTGCGTATGTAATTGTTGCATTTGCACCGTCAACTGTTAAACCAGCACCGTTAGCTGAAGCTGCATCTGCAGCGCCTTTAGCCACTGTAATGTTTTTATCAGTAATGTCTAATGTTGCTGAGTTAATTGATGTTACAGTACCTTCAACAGTTAAGTCACCAGTAATAAGAACAGAGCCACCAATAGTTGCATCACCAGTAACACCTAACGTACCACCAACAGTAGCGTTATTTGTAACTGTTGCAGATTCTAAAGTAGTTGCACCAGCACTTAATGTACCACTTGCTGTAACATCAGTTGCACTAACTGCCGCTAAAGTAGTTGCACCAGTAACTGCTAAGGTTGTACCAACAGTTGCTGCGCCAGTGACACTAGCACTTGCTAAAGTAGTTGCACCAGCACTTAATGTGCCGCTTGCAGCAACATTAGTTGCACTAACCGCATGTAATGTAGAATTACCAGTAACTGCTAAAGTACCACTTGCTGTAACATCAGTTGCACTAACTGCCGCTAAAGTAGTTGCACCAGTAACTGCTAAAGTACCGCCAACTGTTTCATTTCCAGTAACACTAGCACTTGCTAATGTAGAAGCACCTGCACTTAAAGTCGAAGCTAAAGTAGTTGCACCCGTAACTTCTAATGTACCGCTTGCAGTAACATTTGTAGCACCAAGAGCTGCTGTTGTAGTTGCACCTGCTGTTAAACCTGCTAAAGTAGTTGCACCAGTAACATCTAAAGTACCACCAACTGTAGCGTTATTAGTAACACTTGCTGAAGCTAAAGTAGAAGCACCTGCTGTTAACCCGGCTAGTGTAGTTGCACCTGTGACACCTAACGTACCGCCAACTGTTTCATTTCCAGTAACTGTAGCACTTGCTAAAGTAGTTGCACCTGCACTTAATGTACCACTTGCTGTAACATCAGTTGCCGATAAAGCAGCCATTGTAGTAGCTCCAGTAACACCTAAAGTACCACTTGCTGTAACGTTTGTTGCTCCAAGAGTAGTTGTTGTAGTTTCACCTGCTGTTAACGCACCAACCGAAGTTGTACCTGCTGTTAAACCAGCTAATGTAGTTGCTCCAGTAACACCTAAAGTACCACTTGCTGTAACGTTTGTTGCATTAACTGCCGCCATTGTAGCTGTACCGGTAACACCTAAAGTACCACTTGCTGTAACGTTTGTTGCTCCAAGAGTAGTTGTTGTAGTTGCACCTAAAGTAGTTGCACCTGCACTTAACGCACCGCTTAATGCCGCTGACGTACCAACTAAACCTTTGTTTAAATTCCATGTATCTGTTGCGTTTGTGTAAGTGATTGTTGCACCAGCACCTGCTACTGTTAAACCAGCACCATCAGCTGCAGCACCATTTGCAGAACCTTTAGCTACAGTAATATTCAAATCAGTAACATCTAATGTTTGT